AAATTAAATCCCTTGAGTTCCTTAAAGATAAGAAGATGCTTAAGTCACAGAGTAGTTGGGAGTCTATGTATCAGGGTAGCCCTACTATAGATGGTGGTAATCTCTTTAAAGATAGTTGGTGGGAATGGTGGACAGTGTTACCTAAACTTAAGTATAAGTTTATCACTGCTGACACGTCACAGAAAACCAAGGATAAGAATGACTGGAATGTATTTCAATGTTGGGGCTTTGGTTATGATGGTAGGATATACTTACTTGATAAGCTCCGTGATAAGTTTGAGTCACCACAGTTAAGGCGAGAAGCTGAAGCCTTTTACAAGAAACATGATACCAGACGTGTTAATATAGGTGATCCGATATTAAGAGGTATGTATATAGAGGATAAGTCATCCGGTACAGGGCTTATACAGGAATTAAGGGCTAAACGTCTTAAGGTGTATGAAGTTCCCCGTAACACTGATAAAGTACTACGGGCTGAAGATGCAAGCCCTTACGTAGAAGCTGGCTTAGTGGTTCTTAATACGGATGTTAATGATGTAGGTAATCTTACTAAAGAGGCTAGGGAGTTTCCTAATAGTGAGTTTGATGATGATATAGATACCTGTATCACTGCTACAGAGATAACGTATATAAATAAAGATAATCATAATCTACTTAAAGAGGCTATGGAAGCGGAGGATAAAGCAGCATGAATATTATTACATATGATGCGAATGGTGATTACATAATACCGGATGGTAATTCACAGGTAAGGAGAAAAGAGGCCACTGTAGTACAGATAATGTCTAATCCAGACCCGGCAGTAGTGGTTTTAGGGTGTGCTGATGAAAGTGATAGTTTTGTTGCTTTCCCATCTGGTACTATTACAGTAGGTAAAGTTGTTAATCACGGAGCGGGTACTAAGTTAATGGTAAGGCTTACCGGGATAACAACAGAGATTAAGATAGGATACTCAGTATAGTGTTACACTTAGATATAATCAATGATACGGTAACAAGGATTGTCTCTAATATAGTAGAGGATATAGTTGATACAGATATCACATACTGGGGTACATCTATGACAGCTTACTGGAGTGAGTCTATGTTAAGTTACTGGGACACTTCTATGAATACGGAGGTTTAATAATATGGCTAGGGAAATAATAGTACAGGCTGATACATTTGGCGAAGCATGGACTAAGCAGAATGTAATGAATGAAGAGTTATATAACTGGTTAGGGAATGTTCCCGGTGATATACTTGCAGCGGCTATACAGGGCACTGATAGTATCTTTATGGGTGAAACTTTTGCTTGGGATATAGATCAAGCTGCTGTTAATGCCAGTATCGATTTAAATCCGGCAGAGCTTAATGTACAGGGCCTCTTTTTTGCTCCTGTCGCATTAGGGTCATTTTTTTATACTATAGGAGATGATCTAGGAATAAGTTATTATGATTTACTGTCACCCGGTGACCTTAATTCTGCATGGTATTGGGCTTCTTATGACCCATCTGCTCAAGATAATCTTATGAAAGGTATTGAGTGGGATAGTTACGGCACTAAAGTATACTTGATAGGTCAACAGAATAACAGTGTCTATGAATATGATATAGATAGTGGTCAATATGATATCCGTAATGGTCTAACTTATAAACAGGCTTACTCTGTTAATACGCAGGAGTCAGCTCCTACGGGCGTAAGATTTAAGCCTGATGGATATAAGATGTATGTTATAGGCGGGAACGCTTTTATTTATGAGTATAACTTATCCACTCCGTGGGACATTTTAACAGCGGTATACAGTCAATCTTTTGATGTATCTCTAAAAGAAACGTCACCGGAAGGGCTGTGTTTTAAGCCTGATGGATCAAGTGTTTTTATAATAGGTACATCTTCTAACAGCGTACATGAGTATGAATTAGGCACTCCGTGGGATGTGTCAACTGCTGTGTTTGTTGTATCTAAAGACGTATCAAGTGAGGATATTCAGCCAAGGGATGTAGGTTTCTCTGATACTGGATTACAGATGTACATAGCTGCTGACCAGAATGACGCTATAGTAGGTTATATAATGTATTCACAGGGTGAAGCTGATTTTTATGGTAATGTATGGGTACATAATGGACTGTGGGCTAACCTTGTATGTATGAATAGTATTACATGTAATCTGTTGAGTGTTGTGTACGGCATGCAGACTACGCTACTTCAGCAAGCCCGTGTAGCTACTCCCGCAGGGCCTCTTGCAGATATAACTATAGACACTACACCGGGGAGCCTGATTGAGATAGATACCACAGCAGGTACGATATCAATAAAAGGGGCTACTGTATATATTGATCCATCTGTAGGAGTCTCTATAGGCCAGATATTACATATAGCTAAGATAGCGGGCGGTAATAGTCTTACTATAAGACATAATTCAGGCTCTGAACCAGATACAGAGGATAGGTTTTACACTAAGTCCGGTGCTGACATTGTTATATCTTCTACTTATGGAGGGGCTAGCTTTATGCGTACATCTGTAGGGTGGATAGAACTTGACTATTAAAGGTTAATATGAAGACACAGTCTAAATTAAAAGATAGCAGTGGTAAGGTTATCCAGTTTATTAAGGACGGCTTTATCAATATCATGAAAGGGTTAGGTACAGATAAAGACCCTAGAAAGTCAACTGTATACGGATTAGGGTATTACATTGACCAAATAACAGCTAATAACCTTTACACATATAACTGGCTTGCTGCTAAAGTTGTAGACGCTCCTATTAATGACGCTTTTAGAAAAGGCAGGAGTCTACTCATAGCTGACCCTAAGAAAAAAGAGAAGATAGAACAGGCTATGATTGATTATCAGGTTAAAACTAAAATGATGACAGCTATGAAGTGGGCCGGGGTTTTTGGAGGGGCTGTTATTATAGCTATGCTTGATAATGAAGACCCTAGTGAGCCTTTAGATATTAACAGTATAAAGAAAGACTCTTTAAAAAATTTCATAGTAATGGACAGGTATAACGTGTATCCGGGGCCAGTAAATCAGAGTATACTGTCTGATAATTTTGGTAAGCCTGATTACTATATGGTATCAAGGGAGGGCGTACATATACATCACAGCAGACTTATAAAATTTGATTCTACTATACCTACTATGATGGAATACGAAAAACAGAACTACTGGGGCCAGTCACTCTTTACAAGATTATGGGAGCCGATATCCGATAGTCAGACTACATCACAGTATATATCTAATCTTGTATATGAAGCCGCTGTAGACGTATACCGGATTAAGGGTCTTAATGCTCTGGTAGCAGAGGGCAGTGATGAGCTTGTTAAAAAGCGTCTGATGCTGGCTCATGAAATGAAGAGCGTCATACACGGTATAGCTCTTGACGGAGATGATGAGTACGATAAGAAAAGTGCTAACTTTGCTAAACTACCGGAGATAGATGACAGGTTTATACAAAAGGTATCAGGTGCGTCTGGTATACCCGTTACCCGTCTGGTAGGTATTTCACCTTCTGGTATGAATGCCACAGGTGAGAGTGATATGTTGAATTACTATGATAATGTACAGTCAATGCAGGAAAACGATATACGGCCTCACCTTACATGGATAGATGAGATTATAAGAATGTCTCTAGGGATTGAGGCTTTTAAGTTTGAGTTTAATCCGCTTAAGCAGCTTACGGAGTCAGAACAGGCTGAAGTGGATAGTAAAAATGCTACACGTGACCAGATATACTTATCAGAAGGTATTATAGAGCCTATAGATGTGCAGTCACAACTTGCTGAAGTAGGTACATACGTATCTATAGATGAGACAAGGGTACAGGAAGAAAAGTCATTAGCGCTGCTTGAGTGGCCTGAAAACGAGTTAGGGATAGAAGAGTAATGGTTAGAAAACAAAACCAGTTAAGGCAAAACAGAAGACAGCAAAAGCGTTTTAAAAAAGAAAAAGTAGCGTCTCCTGTTAAACCGTTAAAGGGTCAGGAAATAGCTTATAGAAGAGAGCTTAATAAGTTAGGCAGAGCTATGATAAAAGCTGTGCATGAAGAGGTGTTAAGCTATCTTAAAGCTAATCAGGAAAGCTATGTACTTGATACTATAACACTGGATCATATAAAACAGTTTAAGAGACTCAATGACAGTCTAGACCATTTAAAATTGTACAAACATTATATCTTATGTGATGAGTATATAGAGTTTCGTGATGACCTTTTACATAAGTCTAGAAAACGGTTAACCGAAGACGGTATAGGTGATCAACTGGGTGTGATATTCAGGCGGCTTAATTCTACTTTTTCCGGGGCTGTATCCGCTGGTTTTGCTCAGAATACATCTACACAAATGGTAGAGAGAGTAGGTACAGCTAATAAAGATAGATTCGACAAAACAGTACATGCTGCTACAGGCGTTAACTTAGGTGAGATAGTGACGGCTGAAGGGCTAGATGATTTTATAGAATTAAGTGTTAATAAAAATGTAAAGCTCATAACGTCATTGCCTGAAGAGTATTTAGCTCAAGTAGAGGTCATAGTTAATAACGGTGTAGCCAGTGGTGCTAGATACCAGACAATAGCTAATGAGATAACATCTAAAGTGGGTTCTGCTAACAGTAAATTAGCGGGGCGTATTAAGACTATAGCTATGAATGAAGTACAGACTATTAACTCTCAGATTACGTTAAGGCGGTCTGAAGCTTTAGGTATCACTGAAGGTATATTTAGAACATCAGATGATGAAAAAGTGCGGCCCTGTCATGAAGAGTTAGATGATGTAAGGTATGAACTTAAACAAGGTGCATGGTCTAAGACTTGTCAGAAATACATACAACCGGGTATAACTGATATTAATTGACGGTGAGGGTACTCGCCCGTTATTGAGGTTCAATAACATGGATTTTGGAGATGCACTAAAGAAGTTAAAAGAAGGTTTTCTTATTACTAGAAAAGGATGGAATGGTAAAGATATGCATATAGGATTAATTAAGCCAGAAGAAAGTAATAAGATGACATTACCATATATTTTTATGTATACGGCTCAATGTGATTTAGTACCGTGGTTAGCGTCACAGACTGATATACTGGCTGATGACTGGGAGGCTATATAGTATGCCAGAAAAACTTGAAAGATGTGTTAGAAAAGTAATGGAAGAGCAAGGTGTATCTGAAGAGAGAGCATATGCTATCTGTACAGCTTCTCTAGATTCAGATAATATAGGTATCTATTTTACAGATACCAGTGGTGCTTTTAAAGCTACTATAGATGAGGTTACAGGGTTTCTTACAGCCCCTGTAAAGTTAGCCCGTGTAGGTGTACAGTATTATATGGGTTATGAGTTAGGGCTTAAGGATAGAGCTTTAGAGAAGATAGCTGTATTCAGGTCACCTGAAGAGGTTTTTAATAAAGACAGTGTTAAAGGGTACACTAATCTAGTTGTTACTAATGGTCATCCCAGTGACTTAATTACAACTGATAATGTTAAGAAGTTACAAAGAGGTACAGTATCACAGGTGACGCCTGATGAGTTTGTCTTATCAGGTGTAGCTACTGTAACAGATAAAGATTTAATTAAAGATATTCAAAGTGGTAAACGTGAGGTTTCCGTAGGCTACACTAATGACTTGAAGAAAGAAAGCGGTGAGTTTGACGGAGTGTACTATGATTATGTCCAGACTAATATACGGCCTAATCATTTGGCTATAGTAGATGCAGGTAGGTGTGGAGCCGCCTGTAAATTAACAATGGATCATGAAAAGGAGAAAAGTATTATGTTAAAGATTACTATTGACGGCATTAATTTTAATGTTGAAGATGAGTCTCTTGCTCAAGCTATCCAGAAACTTATTAAGACTCATGATCAGGAAAAAGAAGAGCTTGAGAAGAAACTGGAGAAGTCTGAGAAGGATCAGGAAGAGCTTGAAAAAGAGAAAAAAGAAATGGAAGCTAAGAAGGATAAAGCTGAAGCGGCTAAAGATGCTCTTGAAAAAGCTACACTTGATGAGGATGCTATTAATAAGATGGTATCTGATAGAGCAGAATTAGTATCTACAGCTAAAACCATCTTAGGTGATGAGATGACAGAGTGTAATGACTGCCCTAAAGAGATGAAAGTAGCAGTTATTAATAAAGTACTTGGTGATAGTGATATGTCAGATAAGTCTGATGATTATATACAGGCTACTTATGACATAGCTGTAGCTAAGTTTAACAAGGTTAATGGTAAACTGGATGAACTTAATAAGGAATTTCAGACTAAGGATAAAGATACCGTAACCCGTGAGACAGCCCGTAAGAAATACATGAAAGATAATTTAGGGCTGGAAGGAGATAGTGAATAATATGAGTCCAGTACAGACAGCTTATGAAGCAGAACATGCTCCGGCTTTTGAGGGCCAGAGAAGCTCATTAGTACTTACTAATATCAACTCTAAAGTAGCTGAAGGTAATGACATTGCTTTTGGTAGGGCTGTAGTTAGAGGTACAGATGATAATCAGGCTCAACTCCCATCTGCCACAGGTGAAGATTTTATGGGAGTTACGGAAATGACTTCCGCATGGAGTGAGAGAGAAGACGGTGAACACGTATACAGGGAAAATCAGGAAATGAACATCATAGACTTTGGTGATGTATGGGTATATACAGAGCAAGCTGTAGTACCGGGTGACCCTGTATTTTTTCGTCATACAGCGGCAGTAGCTCCTAATGATGTTGTAGGCCGTTTTCGTAAAGACGCTGATACAGCTAATGCTGACCAGATACCGGGGGCCACTTTTGAGACCACAGCCGCCGCTGGAGAGCTGGCTAGAATACACTTAACCGGACAGAAATAACGGTTAATACAAATATAGCAAAGGAGAAGACTAGACATGAAAACATATGATGCTGATACAGGGTTAGCTTTCCTTCTCTCCCAGCTTACTGCTATAGAGAGTAAGATGTATGAGAAGAAATATAAGGCTATTACTTATAATCTTCTTATCCCTATCTCTAATGAGGCAGGGGAGTGGGCCGAAAGCGTAACCTATTTTTATATGGATGGGGCCGCTGTAGCGGAATTTGTAGGCACTAAATCTCTTAATGTGCCTATAGCTGAAATAGGTACAGACAAAATTACTGTGCCTGTAGAGTTAGGTGCTACAGGATACGAGTACAGTGATGAAGAGTTAAGACAGGCTATACAGCTTAAAAGGTCACTGCCTCAGTTAAAATCTAATGTAGCTAGGCGTGCTTATGAAGAGCTTGCACAGCGTACAGCTATGACAGGTGACCCTAATCATAATCTGCCCGGATTCATTAATAACGTAAATGTTACGGCTGCTACTGTTGTTAATCCCGGCTCCGGTACAGAGTGGGTTAATAAATCACCGGAAGAGATTCTTTTT